TTTTTTCTCAAGGAACCATGGGAGTTTGAGACGAACGAATTCGTCAAACTCGGAGCTATCTTTTTGAGGTTCCAAGTCAAAAAATCTATAATCTAAATTGATACCAACGTTTTGCACATTAGGTCTAGATGTTTTCTTGCGTTTTTTATTAGCTCTAATTATTTCGGACGCATTTTTATAGATTTGTTGTTTCCACCTAGAATGTTCGACCCCGTGGACATTTGGTAGATGTTTACAAGTTAAATGTTTTTGGGTAGGAAGTTGACCTGACCACATCAAGTTAATATATTCTTGGAGAACGCATTTATAGGTATAGAATAGCTCGGAGAGCTGTTTCTGTTTTCCCTCATTAGCGAATTTCAAAATATGTTTAGAACTTCTAATTAACATCTTACCTCTTTTTTATAAACCCTCTATCATATATATTTAGTACTACCTCTTTTTTATAAACCCTCTATCATATATATTTAGTACAATCATAAATTATACTATATTTTATTACAATTCATAATACTAGTTCCCAACACGTAACCGTTTCACACTATCAACCTCATTAGTTGTGCTATGTGCATAATATATAACATCGTGATATATTATGGCTAACTCTAAAAATGCCTTATCGCTATACATTAAATCCTTGGATATCAATGTGACATAATCCAACATGTCCATTATATGTTTAACGTTATGATAATATCTACCATATTCAGAATACTTATCATAAATAATATTAGCCAACTCCAAATGGTTAGCATGTGTATGAATATTAGAAAATGACAAGGTATTGAACACTTCAACCAATCTTTCAATAAATCGTTTTTTCATCATATTCTCCCGTGGTAATTATTAATCATACCAACGATACTGACAAGGTTATCACTATATCTACAATCCTCACATTCAACACTATTAGTACAGTCCTCACATTGGAAACATTCCACACAATCTCTACATTTATCACTTTTTTCAGTATACTGACAATTTACACAATCCTCACATTCTTTACAATGATAACAATGAGAACATTGCACACAGTTTTTACAGCAAACCATATCCACACAACTAACAATTTCCTTGGAATCTTCACAATCTTCACATTCAACGCTGTCAGAACAGCAAACACAATCTTTACATTTCTTACAAATATTACAATGAGAACAATCTTCACAATTCGTACAATGAGAACAATTATCACAATTCTTACAATCCCTACAATCAGAACAATTAGCTAAATTGTCACCATTCACAATAGAAATACAATGTGTTAAATTTTCACTTATTAGACACATTTTACAATGTATAATATTTGTGGAATGTTCACATAAAGTACATCTTTGACTGTTATTACATTTTTTACAAGATACACAATAATCACAATGTTCACATTTCTCACAATTCCAACATCCTTTATTGGTTTTATTTTCATCAACCCATTCATAATGTTTCCTTGCAAAATCTATAGATACCCCATTATCATCTTTATTTTCTCTCTTATCAAACTCTTTTTTACTTTTATACATATATGTGGACATTTGGTTTATCCTCTTTATTTTCACATCACCAATTAAAACTTTTGATATAATTAACAATTCTAACAAATAAACTTGTTGGGGCAGAACTGGTAATATCTAATACCTCAGCTTTATACTTTTCCTCAGCATCAAGCGTGAAATGGTAATCACATTGTTCTTGTTCTTAAATGTCTATTTTTTCCAATCTAAGACTATCTCCATATTCTTTCATTTTAACTAATACATTTTTTCTAACAGAATCTATTGGCTCGAATAATACATCTGTAGTCATAGTTTTATTATTATAGTTATTTTTAAACTCAACAAACAATTCAGCATACCAGAGATAACGTGAGGTTACATGTGGATATTTTGAATTGATCACCTTACGACTATGTATACATACCAGAATATCATCTTCATCATAGTCTAATTCTGATTGTTGGGTTAAAAAATCAATAGGTATATCTATATCATATCTACCTAACGATACCATATATCTAACATACAATCCACCGTGTGAATATTTATGTAGGTTAATGTAAGAATCTAAAGCTTCTACTGTTTTTTGTTTAATAAGTTTCAAATCCATAATATTCTCCTAACAAGTTAATCAACCATATACGTTATTATAATATCACATTTATTTCGAATTGTCAAATTTTATATCTAAATATTCAACACTTTCAACGTTTGATATTTTATAACAATGTATGCATTTTTTAATATTATCACATCCGTGACAATCGTCGCACATAGATGAGTTTTTACTATTATAACAATCACATCCGTGACAATCGTCGCACATAGATGAGTTTTTACTATTATAACAATCAGAACAATCAGAACAATTATCACACTCATCACAATGTGAACAATTCTTACAATTATCACATTCATCACAATCAGAACAATTCTTACAATTATCACACCCATCACAATGTGAACAATTCTTACAATTATCACATTCATCACAATGGGAACAATCAGAACAATTATCACACAACCAACCCTCAGTTATGTTAATACAATCTTTACAATTATCACAATAAACACAATCAACACATCGTTCACATTTTTTACAATTCCAACATCCAACATTATCAATATAATGGTCTTCCCAATTTGGATTTTTCTCCGCAAATTCTGGGGACACTCCATTCTCTTCTTTATTTTCCCTCTTGTCAAATTCTTCTTTGTTCTTATAAATCTTAATCAACATTGAATTCTCCCATAATTTGTAAAAAATACACTTACACATATAGCTCAAATTTTGGGCTATGATACAATATACCATAACCCAATCAGTTTGTCAATTTTAATTGATTTTATTTTAAGAACATTTAGACCAACCACAACTTTTACAAGTCATGCAACCCTCTTCATAAACAAGAGAATCTTGTTCACATTCAGGACATAGTTTACCATTAAGAGCATTTGTACCATTAGGTATATATTCCTTGAGCACCCGGCTCAACACTTTAGAGAAACAATTCATACTAGACTCAGCGTGAGTTTGCTGCAATTGTTCTACTACATGCTGAACTTGTCCACCATATCTTAATGACAAAGATACCATCCTAGACAATGTAGAATTTGTTGGATTATCGAATACTTCAACTATATCTTTAATTAGACCGTCACCGTTAAACTCGAGGTCATATCTGTTAGTTTTGGTTTTATATTCTTTTCTAACAATAAATCCGTTCTCGTGAACTTTAGGTATGTTGAATTTATTCTCTCTTCCAGCAAAAACCTCATATGGGCGACCGTTCAATATAGATACCAATATAATATAATGTTCACCCTCAACTATTCTGTGATGAATATCACAATATAATTTATCAGGTCTAACCGTATATTTCTTTTGTGTGAACTTTTGACTGTCCTCGTTATTCTTAATCAACACACCCTCTCTAGAACCGTCCACATACACAGTAACCCCTTTAAGTTTCTTCTTCCACGATTCCATATAAATTTGAGAAACTTGTTGGGGTGTGGTCTCTTTAGGTAAATTAATTGTATTATGTACAATTAGTCCATTAGCAATATAAGAGTTACCATCTGGAACACTAATATCATAAGTAGGCTCTATCCCGTGGCTAGATATTGATTTAACAGTATCAGCATAAGTGGTGATATCTATGTTTATATTTTCTCCAACAATCATAGATGCATCATTAACAATATGATCACCAACCCTCAAATCTTTCAATTGGGTCCAAACGAAAGACCCATCAATAACTGTATAAAACTTATGATTATCAGTGGCTTTAATGTTTTTCCCACCAATAAAATTAACACTAAACACTTCCTTTTCACCATTATAATAACATTCACTAACATCGACTATTTTATTATTATGATTTAAAACTTTTAAAGGCTCCGTTAATTTTCTAAAACCGATTTCTAAATCGACACCATCAGGGTTGACAATATCTGCAATTTTCTTTAAACCCTTATTAGTATCAATTAACGTGCTACCCACAAGACACGAGCTTATCGAATGATCGATGTTCACCTGGATTCTCGATTGAACGTCTATTCTATTAGAAGGATTTATATCACCAGCCTCTATGAAATACTCTGGTAAACTTGTATTGTTAGTTGTTAATAGATATTGGTTTGCGTTGTGATGGAATACATCATATTCAATATATTTTTCTCCATCCTCAGCGGTGAATATTTTATCATCAGTAAAGACTTCACCAACATTAACTTTTCTTCTACGTTTATATGAATTTTGAAACACGGGCTCTATACCAGAACTCGTTTGTGATAGAATAGAAACACTGCCAGTTGGGGCATTGGTTAACATAGAAATGTTGCGTCTTCCTTGTTCCTCCATCTTTTTTGAAATATGTGCTGGTAAGTTTTTCAAGAAAGCGTTATCTTTTTCTGTATCATAATCATATGCTGGAAATGTGCCACGCTCCACACCAAGATCTATACTAGTAGAATATGCAACATTCCTTAGATTACCATATATGCTATCAATAATATTCAAAGACTCATCGCTACCATAAACTATGCCCAACTTAGCCATAGCATCAGCCAGACCGTGAGTACCCAAACCGATACGACGACCCCTCTTAGCTTTTTCTAACAATTCAGAAAATATACGAACCTCGTCATCATCACCGCCATCCATCAACATTGTTAATTTTTCAATCTCCAAATCTACTAAATCATCACCTAATCTAGTTGCCATATTGACAATTTTAGCAAATAGCTCGATGTCAAATAAAGCATTTTCAGTGAAAGGATTCTTTACCATGCTGGATAGGTTTATTGTTAATAATCTACAAGAATCTCCTTTAGATAAAGGTAACTCTCCACAAGGGTTCGTGGTGAGAGTTTCAAATTCTTCATATTCGTGGGCGGGTAACATTTTAGTGATCTCGTCCCAAAAAAGAATACCTGGCTCTGCTGTTTTAGTTGCGGAATTGACTAAAACTTCCCATAACTTTTTAGCTTTAATTTTTTTAACTAAAATTCCACCACTCAGTTTAACTAATTCACCATAATCTTCAATATTCTCCAATTCTAACATTTGTGATTTTGAAAATTTATGGTCAACTGGGAACTTTTGAATAAAATCAGAATCTGACCCTACTGCTTCCATGAATTCGTTTGATATTTGGACAGATATGTTTGCACCTGTAACCCGAGTCTTGTTATGTTTCATTGTAATGAAACTTTCAGCATCGGGATGGTTAACATTTATGCTGATCATGAGGGCCCCGCGCCGGGAATTTTGCCCCACCATTCGGGTAACATTTGAATAAAAGTCTGCGAAACTCCACGCACCAGAACTTGTACCAGCTGAATTTGATACCTTTGCTCCATCAGGTCTGAGGTTAGATATGGAAATTCCTACACCACAATTATGGATATTTATGAAAGCATTTGTTCCAGCATAAAAATTATTATTATGTTCAACACTCAAATCAATATACTTATCTGTATCATTATCAATATCAACACTTTTAACCACCAATCTTTGGAATATCGCATCAAAATCAATAGAAGATAGACCATTAGTTTTATATAATGCAGCTGACCTTTTAGATATTCTCATTTTATGTTTCAATTCAGATAATTGAACGGATAAATTATTAGTTCTAATAATTTTAGATTCGTGATATTCACTTCTTATCATATCAACTTCTCTTTTTGTCATTGGGAAAGTTTTAACACTATCATTATGACTAGTATTAGCTTTATGTGAGACAACCATACATTGTTTAATAGCTGTATTCATAACATTATCTAAGATAGTAATAGAATATCCATCAGCCTCGTTTTTTATACTCGACACGCGTTTTGCAGTATAAAAAAGAACTCCATACTTAGATAACACTCTAGATATATCAGAAATCATTCGTTGAGATGTTAATGTTATTTGTATTTTACCATTTTTAATGGTACCATCACCATCAATTAGCCCCCCTAAAAATGAGATAAATTTATCATCGGTAACATATGACGGAATGAAACAAGTATATGTTTTATTATTACTCTGACCATCTAAATATTTCACTATAAGGTCTTTATTTGATAACTTAACACTAGTATAATCCCAAACATCAGATTTGTAATCTTTGCGCGTAGATAACTTTATTTTACTTTTTGACCCTGTTAATGACTTGTGAACATCTTTATATTTACACACTTGTTCTTTGGTGGCGGATACTATCCGCATTCGATAACTACTTTTATTCCCACGTTTAACCTTTCCACTGTTACCGTCAGCAAGATGTGTACCTATAAACCACGATATATCCTTTTCTTCAACATCCACAGTTTGCTTGTTTATAAGTTCCGACACATTACTTTTTGTTGTTATTAATATATCTCCAGCTATTAATTCCCCAGCATTTTTATATAAATACTCATCATTAGAAATATCAAATGTAAGAATAGGATGTGTTTTACTAGTTCTTATCTCTTTTCCTGAGTTTGTTTTCACAATTATTCTATTTTCAACATCAACCTCCGTGTCGAATTTATCTATAACTTTTCGATACTCATCCTGTCGAGTATCTATATTAAAAGAATATACATAATCTCCAACATTAACATTCTTTAGTTTAATTATACCTTTAGTTTTTTCTATACAGAAATCATTCTCTGAAACACATCTATTTTTAAACAAGTTTGCCATATCTTTTGCTGTATCCACAATAGAAGACATCGAATCCCCTGGACTATCAATAACTACACAGTTAGATAGAGATTGAGGTTTACCATTACCTATACCCGACATCGGTGAACCCTGGGGAACGATGTGTTTAAAATTCTCAAATGATGTTAAGATATCATTTAAAGGTAAAGGATTGGGGTATTTCTTTTCAATTCTCGCAAACTCGCTAGCCAACCTCAAATGCATATCTTGAGGTGTTAATTCCAAGAATTCATCACCCTCTTTAAGTGCGTACTTTTTCACCCATACATCAGTGGCTAGAGCGTCCCCACCAAAATATTCCAAGGTGGCTTCTCTGACTTCATTTTCAAAATAACTTTTCATTCAAATCTCCTTTATTGATTCAATATCGTTTATAATTATGTAAATCGTTATTATTTATTACTCTATAATTTCTCTCTGTTTTTTCTGTTAGCATATCCTGTAGGACGGTCTCCATTGCGTTCATGGAGCTAATAACATCAGGAGACGTTATATGCTCATATCCTACTAAACCGCTCTGTGTGTCCATATAGTGAACTCTAAGCACTGTATCTTCTATTCTAGAATACCTTGCCCAATCATCAAAATCGTTATCTGGGACCTCGTGACTAGTTTGTTTATAAAACGGGTCACCTCTTTTTACTATACACATAACATACCTCCTTATATAAAACTCATTAAATCTGCATTGTGGTTAGTATAACCACCAATTTTTTCCAATATTAAAACTAAATTACCAGCATCATAAATACGATAAAAATCATTATTTCTCATATTTTCAATCTCTGTCATATTAGGGTCAAAAACATCTAAAACATTTTTCAATTTATGTTTTTGATATTTAACTCTCGGTTCTACTTTCAATACCCCCTTTTTAAAATAAAAATAATTAGGAAAAGAGTGTTCCTTTTCAACAAACCCATTGAAAATATAACCCTTACCCGTAAAATATCTAACGTCTACGTAAGATATGATACTACCATTATAATTGTTAGTAAAAAACTTTAAAATTTTAGAAAACCCACCTATAACAAGAACGTCTAATTTAGTACAAGTCCGAATATTCTCCCACTCATAATGTTTAGTGAACCTAGGTTTACTAAAACTCATAACTTGTACTAATTCTCCGTCATAAAAAAGACCTATCCTAATTTTAGCTAGACCAAATCCTTGTAGATGATTTTGCTCTGTGAATTCTCTATACTCATCATTGCCTATCAAATTTATAACACACTTTCTCGCATATATTCTTCGATTAACTTTTCCCATTTTGGTTTTTATTATAGACTTTACAATATCTTTACTGTTAACCCATTCATTCTCAAACACCTGGATAACATCTATACCCATATCTTTAAAGAAAAGATATTTTTCTTTGTGATATTTCTTACCGTGTTTTTCCTCGTTGTGCCAATATAATCCGTGATGTTCTATTCCTATTTTCAAATCAGGTAGATATAAATCTAACTCTAAACTCTTCCCGTCTTTATTAAATCTATTATTCATTAATATTTCTAAACTGGGATCAATAGACAACAACCATTGTTGAATTTCATATTCAGCTTTAGATGAATATTTATGATATGGACAATGCACCACCTGTGCATGTAAAGTATCCATCTTAAAAGTTTTACCACATTTATCACAAACATATTCTTTATCACTAACATCATAATCCATATCTAAATATTCTATTTTGTTAAATTTTGGAGTTATATATTTTTCACCTAACACTTGTAGAAATGTATCCCAATAATTAAATCGTTGAGTTCTTTGAATTTTAGATATAATATCTTTAGATTTAGACGGGGTATTTACGCCGTATTTTTCAATAAATGTGTTCACTATTTTTTCTCTAACTATTGGGGATTGTGATGTAAATTCTACATCATATTTTTCCAGATTGGTTTTCTTTGTTTGTTCTTTACACTCATCTGTTTTAGAGTATGAAGATTCTCCATATTTTTCTAGATTAGTCTTCTTTACTTGTTCTTTAAATTTATCTGTTTTAGTATATGATGATTCTCCATATTTTTCTAAATTAGTCTTCTTTATTTTATCTTTTATCTCTTCACTTTGATACACGTTTTCAACACCATATCTTTCAATGTTGGTGTTTTTTATTTTATCTTTTATCTCTTCACTCTGTAACACACTTTCAACACCATACCTTTCAATGTTGGTGTTTTTAGCTTTACATTTTATCTCTTCGGATTGTGTAAAATGGCTAACACCATATTTTTCAACACTAGTCAATTTTATCTTATCTTGCGTTGATTGTAATTGAGATATATATTCAACCCCATATTTGCTCAATAACGCGTTTTTCATATGATCACTATATATATCTATACCCTTCTCACTTCTTCTACAATTATTAGAACAAAAAATAGAAAATTTACTATGTTTGAATGGTAGTTTACAATTACAGACTGGACACATTGGCTCCGTTTGTATATTATTAATACAAATATATCTCAATTCAGATAAAGAGATATTGTCTACATTATCAATAAATGTATTATTCACTATTTCTTGCAACTCATCTTGGGTGAACTGTTCTTTCCATATACCAACTGTCCCGCCTTTTATTTTTTTTAATTTATATATAATGTTATCAGAAATCATCTTCTACGACCTCTTTTTCTATTAACACTAAACGCTGTATCATCGGATGTATCAGCATCAGCAACATCCATATCCACTTCATCAGCAACATCATCATCTAATTGGAAAATACGCATCTTATTATAATCTACACCTAAAGCTATTTTATAATTCACATATCCACCGAATCTATTTTTCAAAATTTTCAAAATGATAATACCTTGCTCTCTCTGTTCCTCAGTTTGGAATAATCCCGCTAGATAATCAAGAGGATTCAGAAACGGAATCAATACCAACCTCTTCACCAGAGATACCATTCCTATTTGTTTGGGTAGCGGTAAGACCTAGAGCGTCCTCTTCAACCATGATACCTCTAAGCTCTTCAGCGACCGCTTTCACTATAGTGTAGGAGTTTGCACTTTTACCAGACATACGAGATGAGTTTATAAGATTGATATAATCTATAATTATGACATCTGCCTTAAAATCATCTTTAAGTTTTAATTCTTTGATGAGTGATTTTATATGTAGAGGAGTAATTGAACCTGTTGGGTATTCTTTAATTCTCAATTTCCCAAAATTATTAGTTTCTTGTAATTTAGCAAAAGCGTCTTGCATATCATCAACCGTTACAACATAATCCCCCTTATCATCTTTCCTCGAGAAGTCACCAATAGGAATATCCAACAAGTTAGCATCATTCCTCATAGCTATTCGCATTTCAGCCATTTCTAGTGTAATATATAAAACATTATATCCTTGTTTAATGTAATCTGTAGCCATAGAGGTTAAGAATAAAGATTTACCAATACCCGTACCCGCCATAACCGCACATAAAGTTTTTCTAGGAAAACCGTGGTCAGTTGTTGCATTTAATTTATCTATTAAGAATGGTATTTTTTCTTGTTTATCTTTATAAAAGTTAAACCTATCAAATGCATTATCATTATAATTATGACCAATATCTCTTTTGAGACCAACGCTTAAGGCATCATCTAACATTGACCTGATCGATAATTTTTCTTCTGGTTTCTCATCAAGTATATTCACGGATTCTATTAGAGCTATTTCTATAGCAACATCTTGTGCATATTTTTCTGTTTCAGATAATATATATTCATAATCAACATCATTAATGGGTCCAAGTTGAGGGTCATCGTACAACTCGCCTATTTCGGTAAACGTTTTTTTAATTAATTCAATATCATCGGGTTCAATATAATCCTCATTTTCTTGTATCGCGTGAATAACCTGGGTAGGGGTAATCTTTTTAGTATCCTCTAAATAGAATTTCTGGAAATATTTAAAGATAAGGTCATATGGGAAAATACCAGTAGGAGGAGTGAAAAATCTCAACTCTAACATTGGCATCACTGTGCTTCTAAATTCTAAATCATCAAACAATTTCAAAAATAGCATATTTTCAAATTTCACATCATAACCATTAAAATCAAACTTCTTAACCGTCATAAAAATACCTCACATAAAAAACAGACACTAATATATTATCACATAATGTCCATTTTTCAAAATAAAAGTTGTTTTTTTTGAATTTGTCACATTAGTTTTTCATAAGTGACAAATATCAGTCGAGTTATTTCTTTTTTATTTCTATATCATATAGAGCATTTAACGATTTAAAAAGTTGTTTTTTGGATTCTTTAATATTTTCTTTTTGTCTATCCGTTGGTTTATTTGTGAATTTTCCCATTAAAAATTCTAAATTTCTTTTTATTGATGGCATATTATTATGTAATTTAGTATCTCCATCGGACCCACCCTCATCTTCTAAATAATCCAATAACTTAGAAAAAAACTCATTAGCTTTTTCTTTAATAGGATATGGAACACCTGATGGAACTGATAAAATTCCTTGCATTGTTTTTTGGAAAGCTTTTGTTTCTTTGATTAATTGTTTTTTATTCAAAATTATCTCCTTAATGTTAATTTTTTATAACCATTTATTATTTATACTTTAAAAAAATGTTAAAAAACTAAATATTTCCAGTTTAAGGTTTATAACTTTTAGGAGGAAATCCATGGCTTACGATAAAAACCAAGCAAGTATAAGCATAAGTGCTATTAAGAGTAATTTTGTCCACCCTTTATTGTCGTATAATTTTTATATTGACGGCATACCTGGAGTGACTAACGTTAGTTGCAAAAGTGCATCTATACCATCAGTTAAAGTTGATAAGATTCCTATTAAATTTAGAGGAAGGGAGTTATATTACAATGGAACTATTGCTATATTCACAGATTGGAAAATAGATATACGTGAGGATATTTTCTATAGGTCTAGAACGGCATTAGAATCCTGGCATAATCTTATGGCTAACAACATTGAACATTTTGGAGCTATCACCCCCATCATTCAAAGAGATTTGGATCTTTATATGTTAGCACCAGGAACAAATGTACCGGTAGCACATTACAAATTATTCAACGCGTTCCCTTTTGACCTCGGTGAAACTAGTTTAAGTCAAGAAAGTACTACAGATATCGTAGAATACCCTGTCACTTTCGCGTTTGATGCGTGGGAACGTCAAGATTTCCCTATTAGTGATTTCACAGTTCAAAACGATGCAGTAGAAAGTGCAGTAAGTCGTGGGACTGGTGGTCTAGATAGTCCAGCAATGTAAAAAAATCTTTAATTCTCAACATCACTAAATAATAATAGTTTATATTTTAATAGGAGTTTTGTATGAAGTGTGTTGAGAGTTATTATAATAGTCAAATTATCGAAATGGGTTT